GTCCACCTCTGCTTTATTCTCACGCGATGAGGAATCGCGTACCTGAAGGATGAGCCTTCCTTGGCATGGATTACATGCCAACGAAAGTACTCGCCCCAGCAGGTCCCGGCTACAACCTTTTTGGATGTAGCCACCGGCACCAGGAACTCGTCCCTTTGAAGATGTCGCTGAAAGCGACTCTTAAAGTGGCGAACATTCCATCGACGTGCCAGCTTCCCGTCACCTGCCTCTAAAGCCAACGGCGTCCCATCAACAGTGGATTCTTCGAATCCGAAGTCGCTGGGTTGTGTCGAAGGCCCTATCCGAGGGAGCGCTCCTTTACTTTCGGCGAGCCCACCCAGAAGGGTGGCAGTGCGGGAATAGCCATGTCGCTTAAACGCATTAGCGTAAGCGATAGTGGCTAGGTGCCCTTCAGGCGACTTGTCCCACGGGAAGAGGGTTTTGATTCGCAGCGGAGTTACAGAAACTCCGCGGAACCAATCCGCACCGCACGACTCCTTAAAAAAGGAGCCTAAGCAGCACTTGTCGGGATTGAGCATAAGCCCAATCCTTTCAAGCCCTTCCTTGACCATGCGATAGCATGACGAGGGAACTATGAGGTCATCTCCAAACACGGTAACGTGTTTCGCGCCTTCGAGAATGTCCTGGGTGGACACTCGAATGGAGTTGCGGCGACTAATGACGCGTGATGTGACAACGGAAGCGAAGATAATCAACGCCATGATGGGAAAGCACATTGCTGATCCCATCGAGGCGAATTTCTTCAACTCCACTGTCCTGCCATCGGGCAATTGAGTGGTGAGGCTACGTGACGCAGCTATCTTTCGATAGAGCTGCGCGGGTAACACTCGCTCAAGAAGCTCCAATGACACACGATCTGAGGCATCCTTTAAGTCTAGGGTAACGGAATCGCCGTTAAGCGAACCGAGACGCGCTAGCTCCTGATTAATCCGTTGGTCGGTGAAATTCACACGACCTCGGCTCAGGGGATGCTCCTCAATCCATCTGGTTAGGGATCGCATTAAACCTTGCTGAATCCATTGGAACTCCAATGGCTCGCAAGAAATAATGCGAGGACCCCGACTGTCCTTCGGGACCAAGACAACCTTGGCCGAAGGCTCACATACCTGCATACCCTGCAAGTCGTGAAGATGGTGAGACAGATG